TCGGCAACCAGTTCTTGTTGGGCTACGGCATTCGTGAGACGTGCGCCGGCATCGGGGTCGCGATGAATTGAGCTTGACATGTTCGATATCCTACACTTTCCGTGGGTCACCACCGCGAGAGTTTGAGATTGAAAACACCCGTGACAGGCACCGGCTTCTGCCCCAGGCGCTCGCCTTCCTTCGCGAACCACGAACTCATTAACCGGTCTCCGCTGTGCGCCTCCGGATGGTAACTCAGCATCTCGCCGATCCATTCCTCCACCTCTGGGTGAGAGCGCCCGTTCTGGTTCGGGATGATCCACTTGGGCGGAGTACACGCCATCTCGGCGCCCATGGCCTCCAAGCCAAACGAGGGATCCGACTTGTTCGCACCCGTGTTGAACGGGATGATCGGGATGCTCGTGCTGTTCTGAAGAATCTGCACCAGGAAGGCTTGCGCTGCGTTTGATTCGACCACGAAGATGCAGTGGTATCGTTGATGCAGGTCGACAACCTTGGACATAATGTCGGTAGCCACCCACCGGCCGGACTCCACCCAGAGCACTTCTCGATCGCCGTTGGGGTGGATGAAAAGCACGAAAAACACGGTCAAATCGTTGTTGGCCTTGAGCCCCACGCCGAGATCGACGCCGCAGTAGACACGGCAGCCGGCCGGGACATCGCGCAGAGCGTAGACGAGCGACTTCCCTTCCCCGCGTAGCTTGCAGGCTTCGATCCAGTCGCGCTTGAACCGCGAGGTCGAATCGTCGCGCGCCTCGCACATGAGCTGGCTCTCGGCTTCGAGCGGTCCGAGCTCTTGCTTGCGCTTCTCGATGCGGTCAAGCGGCCAGCGCTCCGGCCAGGCCGATGTCCCGTCCTTGCGTAGGATGGGGAACTTGTACGCCGCCCAGCGGGGGTTCTTGGACTGCCTGTGCATCAAGTCGTCAGGATGCAGGGCGTTGCCGATCATCCCGATGCGGCCCCGATGGGTCATGCGGCCCGGGATGGTCTTGAGATACCAGTCTTCCATCTCCGTGCGGTTGTACGCCGTGCGGGTGTTGGCTCGGTTGACGGCGTCGTCCAGGATGGCCTCGTCGATGCGCGCCCCCTGCGTGTTGGACCCAATGCCCAGCGAGTTGACCGATGGGTCTTTGGATAGCGTCGGCCTCTTGACCGTGAGCTGCTCCGTGTTCCACGGCATCGCCGAATCGGGAACCAGGTGCGGGAACACCTCGTGAAGTTCGTCGCTCTGCAGAAGGTATCGACCGATCTGATTGGTGATCTTGATTGCCATCGGGCTGGTGGCCGACACGATGGCAAAGCGCAAGGTCGGGTCTCTCCCGAGCTTGAACAGAGTGCGCGCTACGCTCAACGTCGCGGTCTTGCCAGACTCCATGTACGACCAGATGATCCACCGGTCGTACTGCTCGCTGATTTCATACCAGCGGAGGTGCGTCTGGTGCACGCGTACCGGCGCTCCGGTCTCCTCGTTACGCATCACGTAGCGGATGAACGCGCCGAAGTCAGTACGGGCCCGGACCAGCGCTTCCTCCCGGAGCATCGTGAGCCCGGCTCCGATGATGTCTCGGACGTCGCAATTGGCTGCGGCGGTCTGCAATTACCGCCTCGTCCGTTGGTGGGTGTCACGGAGCATCGGCCTTGATCGCTTTCTTGCCCGTGAACTTTTCCCAGCGCGCCACCGCGACGTCGACATACTTCGGCTCCAGTTCCATGGCGAAGCAACGGCGGCCATGCATCTCAGCGGCAATGATGGTCGTACCGCTGCCACTGAATGGCTCATAGACGGATTCGCCGCGGTTGCTGTTGTTCACAATGGGCTTGGCCATGCACTCGATTGGCTTCTGTGTGCTGTGGCCAGTCTCGGACTTCTGTGGCTTGGCGATCTCCCATAACGTGGTCTGCGTGCGGTCTCCGTTATAGTGCCCGGTTTTCCCTTTGCGAACAACGTACCAGCACGGTTCGTGTTGATAGTGATAGTCGCCGCGCCCGATAACGAGGTGGCTCTTGGCCCAAATGATTTGACTTCGAGGCTTGAACCCGGCAGCCATCAAGGACGTCAGAACCTGTATGGCATGCAGGCCTGCATGCCATACATACGCAACGTTTCCATCGAATAGCCTCCACGCCTGAGTCCAATCGCACTGATCGTCATTGGCAACCTTGCCAACCGCCGAGTCCTTCCTATTGCCCATCGACGGGGAGTGCTTGGCGGCCTCGTCGCGCCATTCCGCATCGTACTCCACGCCGTAAGGAGGATCGGTGACCATCAAGTGGGGCTTCTCGTCGCCAAGCAGCCGCGCCACATCCTCCGCGCAAGTGGAGTCACCGCACATCAGCCGGTGCTCGCCCAGGATCCACAGATCGCCACGCTTCGAGATGGGCTCGACTGGCTCCTCCGGGACGTCGTCCGGGTCGCAGTCGCCGGCTGCGGGCTCCTCCTCCCCGCCGCCCAGGTCCATCAGCAACTCGTCGAACTTCAGCGGCTTGAAGTCGATGTCGCCCTTGAGCATCGTGAGCTGCTCGATGGCCAGCGGTGTGAACGTTCCGGCAATGTGGGGATTGTTCGCCGCCAGGTTTGCCTTTCGCTGCGTCTCCGCGGACCAATCCACGATGCGCACGAAGAACCGCTCGCCCGTCTTGGGATGCACGATGTAGCCGCGATCCCCCTCACGCACGACTTCGGTGGCACCCGCCGCCTTGAGCTGCACCACGCGCTGATGACCGGCCACCCATTGCCCGCTGCGAGCATTGAAGACCATCGACAGGTCGCCGAATTTCTCCAGTGACGCCGCAAGCCCCGCCGCCGCGCTTGGCTCTATCTGCCGAGGGTTCTGTGGGTCCGGCGACATCTCGTCGAGCCGCATCGTCGCATCCTTGGTCTGTTTCATGGCCATGCTCTACCGCCTTCCGATCATGCCCGTCGCATGCGCTGCTGGTTGTACCTGTGAATGCGCCGTTGGTGTCTGCATGACCGATACCGACGGAATGGACACGGGAACCGTGGTCGCTTCGGCCGCCGGAGGTCGCGCACTCACCTCGATGGCCTCGACGTCCAGCACAGAGACCTGAACGCGCATTTCTTCCACAAGCCGTTGCGCTTCGATGAAACGCGCGGCCATCTCTTGCGCCGAGAGGCCCTCGTGACGCGTGCTCGTCTCGATTCGGCCGCCCCCAGGGCCTGACAGTTCCACCGGCGCACGCGGCAGGCCGTAGGTCGTGTTCCACAGGCGCTTGGCCCACTCCTCATCACCCTGCAGCGCCTTGCGGAATCCGTGCCTCCACAGTTCCTGCCGCCAGGTCCCGGGCAAGGGCGTCTGTTTGCCCTCGGGCCCGACCATGACCGGAGAACCGTCCGGGTTCGTGACCCGTTCGGTCGACGTCTCCAAAACCAAGCGCCGCACCTGGGGATTGCGGGCCAGCGTCGCGTCTGAGAACACGAGCTGCTCCATCTGGTCGAAGAATGCCCGTTCCGCTGTCATGCCGGCCGGCGCCACTGGGTCGACTCGCACACCCTGGGCTTCGAGCTCTGCCTCGGCCGCGACGTCCTCCCGCCTGACGTTGCCGGCGGCCGGGATGGGCATCTCGACCGGCTTCCGCTCCTGCGGCTGCCTGCGCTTTCTTGGACCGACTACCGCCATCTCACTGCCCTGCTACCACGACATCATCGTCATCGTCGTCAGGAAGCTCCGGCCCGGGCTCGCACAGGTCTCGGCGTAGCTCATGGACTGAGTCTATCACCCGGCGCTCGACAATCCTGACCAGCGCATCGTCGAGACGCTTGGCTATTCGCCGCGATGGGAACGCCCGGCCGGACTCGTACATCGTGAGGCTCGCGCGGCGCACTCCGCTCTCCTCGGCGAATGCCGCTTGGCTCACTCCCAGAATGTCACGGAGGATGCGCGTTGACTTCATAGGTCACAGAAACCGCTACTACTGTAGCGCTTTTTCTGGCCTCGGTCAAGGCGAGCACATTACATGCTTCCGCGTACTTACGCCCCCACGTGCTACTACTGTAGCGCTTTTTCTACACGTCGGGTCAGTCGTCGACCCGGCTGCCGTCCTCCCGCACGAGCCCCGCATCGATTTCGATCGCAGACAGAAACTCATGCGCCACGCCCACGGCTTCCTCGATTTCATCCAGCGCCTTGCGGATGGCCCGGGTCTGGACCCGCACCGCCTCGGGGTCTTGGCTCTGGTGAACGTGGTGCGCTCCGCGGTAGGCGGATGTAGAGCGAACCATGATGGTCTCGAGGTGGACACCCAGAGCTCTAGCGTCGATGGCTTTCATAGTAGGCTCAACGCAAGAGCGGCCAGGGCTGCGAGCAAACAGAGCATATCGAGGGCGTCCGCTGGGCGATTCATAGCGACACCGCAAGACACGC